GGATAAAGATGTACGGACTATAGATTACCCGTATGCAGGTCTAAACAAATTGACCTACGGATTCAGAGAGAAGGAACTCGTAACTATCACTAGCGGTGCAGGTATGGGTAAGACTAGCTTAGTTAAAGAATTAGAGTCTTACATCTTAAATACAACTAATGATAATCTTGCTATCATTCACTTAGAAGAATCTATTGAACGTAGTGTGAAAGGTCTGATGTCTATTGAGGCTAACGTACCTATCCATATACCACAATATGAGAGAGAGTTAAGTCTCGAAGATAAGAAGTCTCTATGGCAGAAGTCAGTTGGTGATAAGAATGTTTATTTCTATGACCACTTCGGTAGTATGTCGGAAGACTCTCTACTTAATGTGATTAGAACTTATGCTAAATCTTTTGATTGTAAGTGGATTGTGTTAGACCACCTATCTATTGTGGTCAGCGACCAAGATGGTATCTTAGATGAACGTAAGACTATTGATGCTATTATGACTAAGTTGAGGAAGATAGTACAAGAGACAGGAGTAGGATTATTCCTCATCTCTCACTTAAAACGACCTCAAGGCAAGGCTCACGAAGATGGTGGGCAGATAAGCCTAGCAGAGTTAAGAGGTTCGTCCTCTATCGCACAACTGTCTGATATAGTCTTAGGATTAGAACGTAATCAACAGGCAGAAGACCCTATTATTAGGAATCAGACTACTGTTAGGGTTCTAAAGAATAGGTTCTCAGGATTAACTGGCAAAGCCTGTAAACTACAATATGATGCAGAGACAGGTAGACTGACGGAGGTACTAGATGACACAGAAGGCTTTTTTTGACATAGAAACTGACGGACTTAACGCTACTCGAGTACATTGCATATGTGCAATGCTTGATAATGGTGAGTCTACTGTTTATAATTTTATAGGAGGAAATACATATGGATATTTTCGAGACTGGTTGGCATCAGAGGATGTCGACACGCTTATTGGACACAACATTATTTCTTTTGATGTTCCTATCTTGCGTAGGCTTAGTGGCTTTCGTTGGGATTTTAATTTTCGGGACACTCTCGTACTTAGTAGACTTAACAACCCTAGTTTAGAGGGTGGTCATAGCCTTCGCTCTTGGGGTGAGAGGCTAGGTAATTACAAGGGTGATTATAAAGGTGGTTGGGAAGAGTATAACCACGAGATGTTAGAGTATTGCAAACAGGATGTTAGGGTTACTAAGGCTTTATATAAGCACCTCGATGAACAAGAAAATACAGAGTCATCAGAGATAGAACACAAGACTGCTGATATCATTCAGAAGCAGACCGATAATGGTATGTTACTAAACGAGAGGAGGGCTTATGAACTACTCGCTGAGATGAAAGAGAAGGTATTAGATATAGAGGATGAGGTACACAAGAGATTTGAACCTCTGCCTGTATGGATACCTCTTAATTATCCTGAAGACAAGACTCATACTAAGGATGGTCATATGACTAAACGCTATCAGGCACAATTAGATAGAGGTGCTGATTGGAATGAGGAATATGAGTGGGGATGCTATGAATATCCTGAGTTTAATCTCGGTTCTCGTCAGCAGATTGCTAAGTATCTACAGCACTTCGGGTGGAAACCTAAAGCGTTTACTGAGAAAGGTAATGTGATTGTTGATGAAAAGGTTCTCAAGTCTGTCAACATACCTGAAGCACAGTTGATTGTGAATTACCTGACACTAACTAAGCGTATAGCTATGGTTAAGAGTTGGGTAGAGGCTATTGATGATAAGACAGGCAGGGTACACGGAAGTGTTAATTCCTGTGGTGCAGTAACAGGCAGGATGACACACTCTAAGCCTAACTGTGCCCAAGTACCTGCGACTAGGCACGATAAGAAAACTGGTGAAGTCCTTTGGGGTTTTGCTGGCGGATATGGTGCTGACTGTAGAGACCTGTGGATTGTACCTAAAGGTTACAGTTTAGTAGGTATAGATGCTAGTGGTCTCGAACTGAGAATGTTAGCACACTATATGAATGACCCTAAGTACACTGAAGAAGTAGTTAGTGGTGATATTCATACTGCTAATCAGAAGTCAGCAGGATTACAAACTAGAGACCAAGCCAAGACTTTTATCTATGCGTTCCTCTACGGGGCGGGTTCACAAAAATTAGGTCAGGTTGCTGGTGGTGGTGTAAGGCGTGGGAATATACTTAAGAAGAACTTTCTTGATAATACTCCCGCACTAAAGAAACTGCGAGATAAGGTTACTGCATCTAGTAAGAAGGGATGGGTAACTGGATTAGATGGACGTAAGCTACACATACGCTCACAACACGCATCTTTAAACACTCTATTACAGAGTGCTGGTGCTGTGATTATGAAGAAAGCGTTGGTATTACTAGATACATATGCAAAGCAGTACAAGATTGATTATAAATTTGTACTGAATGTTCACGATGAATTTCAATGTGAGGTCAGAGATGACCAAGCAGATTTCTTCGGTGGTCTAGCGGTAGGGTCTATCGTTCAAGCAGGTAAATCTTTTAACTTAAACTGTCCTTTGGACGGTGAATATAAGGTAGGTAAAACGTGGCAACAAACACACTAGAAACAACAGTAAAATATAAAAAGGAACAGGTAGTTATTACCATAAGCAAAGACAAATATCAAGAACTTTGTGATGGTTATAACAAACTAAGAAGTGCAAATCAAATGATTTGTGAGACACAAGATTTATATCTTAGTGATTTAAGGAATCTAGAAAAACTCAGTTATACTATGAGTCATTTAGGTTTTGAAAGAGGTGAGCATTATTGGAGTGATGTTACTATTCCAAAGGAGCAAAAGAAATGAAGAATACAGAAACATTAGTTAGCGACATATATCATATGATTGACACCAAAGAAATTCCTGAAGGTGTAGATGTCGAAGAAGCAATAGAAACCTTTGGTGAAAATTGCAAACAGATGATGCGTAATAACATCACAGAACACGAGTTTGATAGTCGTAAACTTCGTATGTCTAACATAGGTAAGAAGGATAGACAACTGTGGTATTCTTATAACGGATATAAAGGTGAGGAACTTATGCCTCACACTAGAATCAAGTTCCTCTACGGACACCTAATTGAAGAGATGGTGTTGGCTCTAACTAAACTATCAGGACATAGTGTTACTGATGAACAGAAGAAAGCAGAAGTAGATGGTATTAAAGGTTCTATGGACTGTAAGATTGATGGTGTCTTAACTGATGTTAAGTCTTCATCACCTTATGGCTTTAAGAAATTCAAAGATGGTTCTCTTATAAATGATGACCCCTTTGGATATGTAGACCAAATCAAAGGTTATGCTCATTCTGAGGGTGATACTAAATTCGGTTGGTTAGTTATGGATAAGACCAATGGACATTTAACTTACCTGAAGTATGATATGGCTGATGAGTCTCAATGGTACTGGACTAAACTTAATTTCTTTTCTATATCTGAAAGAATTAAGAATATAAAGGAAGTAGTTAAGTCAGTCGAGCCACCTAAGAGATGCTACGAGACAATCCCTGATGGTAAGTCAGGTAATATGAAATTGGGTGTCGGCTGTAGCTACTGTGCTTACAAGCACGAATGTTGGGGTGATAAACTTAGAACTTTTATTTATTCTAATGGACCACGCTACTTGACGGAAGTTAAGTTTGTTCCTTCTGTACTGGAGATTGATAGAGATGGCAACAAAATTTCGGAGTAAGCTAGAGAAAGAATGTTCCTTAGCATTAGGTGAGGAATGGAAGTATGAACCCTGTAGGATAGCCTATACTATCCGAAAGAACTATACCCCTGATTTTGTTAAGGGGAAGTATCACATAGAAGTTAAAGGGTTCTTTAGGAGTGGGGATAGACAGAAGTATAAATCTATTGCTGAACAGATGAAGTTTGAAGGCAAGGAATTAATCTTCTTGATGCCCCGCCCTGATTCCAAAGTTGCTAAGGGTAATAAAATTACTTATATCCAATGGTGTGAAAAGAATGAAATTAAAATATTTTCCACTAAACAAATAAAGGAGCTTAAAGAATGGACGAAAAATTAGAAGTTTCCTATAAAGGTGTTTTAGATACATCTAGCAACAAGAAAATAAATCCTAGTCATTATAAACAAGGAAAAATTGAGGTTATAGATTTTATCATAGACCAAAAAATGGATTACCTAACCTCCAATATCGCAAAGTATATTTGCAGATGGAGGTTCAAGGATGGTGTGTGTGATTTAAAAAAAGCTAGATGGTTCTTGGATAAACTTATAGAACAAGAGGAGGGTAAGGATGGCTCTGACCCTAAATGAAGTAAAAGAACGAATAGTTCAAGAAGCCTTAGACCCTTGTACTCTATGTGAGATATTAGATATAACAATGGAAGATATCTTACACGAGTTTGAGGATAAATTAATTGATAAGATAGAGGAGTTTCAAGATGTTGATGATGTCAGTTGAAAACTTCGTACTATTAATGTCATCCTTATTAATAGTAGGTGCATTGATATTATGGAGGCACGGAACTAAGTGCTACGACAGAGGAATAACGGATGCTGTCCTTATGCACAGGCAAGGTAGATTAAAATATAATACTTACTTAGATGACAAAGGTAAGAAGATGGTCAACATTGAAATTGACCCGCTGGATGAAGACTAACAGACCTCACCCTATTATAAACAAACTAAAGTATGCTGTGAGGCATAGTAACCTATGGCGTACTAAAACTATTACTAACAAAAAGAAAGAACAAAAGAAGGAAGGAGGACATATAAGTGAAGACATTACCAAATGATTATCAGAATTTTATAGCACTCAGCAGATATGCTAGGTGGTTACCCGAAGAGAACAGGCGAGAGACTTGGGAAGAGACTGTCGCTCGTTACTTCGATTTTATGGAGGAACACCTGAAAGAAAATACTAATCAGGAATTAGTTCCTAAGACTAGGAAGGTATTGGAAAATGCGGTTGTTAACTTAGAAGTTATGCCTAGTATGAGAGCCTTAATGACTGCTGGTAAGTCATTAAAGGATAATAATATTGCAGGATATAATTGTGCCTACTTAAGTGTAGACCACCCGAAGGCATTCGATGAGTGCTTGTACATTCTTATGCACGGTACTGGTGTAGGGTTCAGTGTCGAGAGACAACACATAAATAAACTACCCGAGATTCCTGAGCAGGTAGTAGAGGTTGATGATACTATTGTGGTACAGGATAGCAAGGAAGGTTGGCAGTCATCATTCAGAAAACTAATCAGTTATTTATTTGATGGTGAGATACCTAATTGGGATACATCTAAGGTCAGACCTAAAGGTTCTAGACTTAAAACATTTGGTGGTAGGGCGAGTGGTCCTGAGCCACTGATTGATTTGTTTCATTTCTCTTGCAACATATTTCGTAATTCAGCAGGACGTAAACTAAATTCTTATGAGTGTCACCGTCTGATGTGTAAGATTGCAGAGGTGGTAGTGGTAGGTGGTGTCCGTAGGTCAGCACTTATCAGTCTATCTAATCTAACTGATGAGCGTATGCGTAATGCTAAGACTGGACAGTGGTGGATAGATACACCTGAGATGGCACTCAGTAATAACTCTATCTGCTATACAGAGAAACCTGATATAGGTATATTTATGAAGGAATGGTTATCACTATATGATTCTAAATCAGGTGAGCGTGGTATCTTCAATAGAGAATCTGCAATAAAGCAGGTAGCTAAGAGTGGTAGAAGAGATACTGAACACGAGTTTGGATGTAACCCCTGCTCAGAAATTATTCTAAGGGACGGACAGTTCTGTAATCTAACAGAGGTTGTAATCAGAGCGGAGGATACACATAAAGACATACTCCGTAAGGTTAGGTTGGCTAGTATACTTGGTACATTCCAAGCATCCCTCACCAACATTAGAAGACTGAGAAAGAAGTGGACTATTAATACAGAAGAAGAAGCACTGCTCGGTGTATCGCTCACAGGTATTATGGATAATGAATTTATGAATGGTAGTTCTAAGAAGCTGGTGTCGGAGTGGCACGGTGGTGTAAACCTTCCTGATTTCCTTTTGAAATTAAAGAAGGAAGCAATAAAAACTAACAAGGAATGGGCTGGTCTATTAGGAATCAATCAAGCCACATCTATTACTGCTATAAAACCTAGTGGTACTGTCAGTCAACTGGTAGATTCAGCGTCAGGTATTCATCCTAGACACAATGATTACTACTTGCGTAGGGTTAGAGCAGACACTAAAGACCCTATCGCACAACTGATGAGGGATGAGGGTGTACCCTGTGAGCCTGATGTTATGAAACCTGATAGTGTAGAGGTGTTCACCTTTCCTATAAAAGCACCTGATAACGCAGTTCTTAGAGATGACAGGACAGCGATAGAACAACTGGAACTGTGGCTTATGTATCAGGAATACTACTGCGAACACAAGCCTAGCATAACTATCACTGTCTGTGAACACGAGTGGATGGAGGTTGGCTCTTGGGTGTATAAGAATTTTGATAAAGTTAGTGGTGTTTCGTTCTTACCACACTCAGACCATAGCTATCAGCAAGCACCCTACGAGGACTGTACGGAAGAGATTTATCTCGAGGCTCTTGCTAATATGCCTAAAGCAGTAAACTGGGATAGAATCAAAGAATACGAACTCTCAGACACGACAAGAGGTATGAAAACTATGGCTTGTACTGGGGATGTATGTGAAATGGTAGATTTAACTGAAGAAGAGGAGGAGAGAGAATGAGCTTTATAAAACAATATGTATTCATCTTTGCAGTATGTATATTACTGGTTATGTTATTAACAGGGTGTGATACTTTTGAGAATAAGATGAAAGCTAGAAGTTGTCAGCCTGTACACTCTATATGTGAACCAAATGAATCTCTACTTATTTGTTCCTCGGAAGATAAAAGAGAATGTGTTGGGTGGTTAATATGAAAATATTAGAAGGAATTTTGTACACCATATATTTTATATGTGGGATAGTTTCTGCGGGTTGTCTAGTCTACGTTGTTATGTGGCTAGAGGCTCTAAGAAAGGGGTGGCTTGTATAGTCATAATGTTAAACGTTTAACAATAAAAGGAGTAAAAATGCTAAGTAAAATAATGGGCATCGCAGATGCTAGTATAAACGTAGGTATTAAACTGATTAGTTTGGCAATCGTTCTACAGATTGTCTTCGGTCATAGCGTACCATTCCTAGGTGGCAATGTCATCGGGACAATCATTAGTATAATTGGTGAGCTTGGTTCTGCTGGGCTTGTCGGGCTGATTGCAACAGTTGTAATTTGGCGTCTGCTGGATGACGATATCCGCAAGGAGTTGTCAGAATGAAAGAGATGATTGATACGGTTCTAAAGAATAGGTCGCTTACGGTGTTCCTTGCGATTGTCGTAGTGGCTTTATTCTTTGGTTGGGTTGGAGGATAATAAACAAACTTCATCCAAAAACACTTGGGGTCTCGTTCAGAGATGGGCGGGACTTCCCAACTACAAATATAGGAGTAAATTATGGCATATAGTAAACAAGTTCTAGACCACTACGAGAACCCACGAAACGTAGGTGTTCTAGATACAAGTGATGAGAACGTGGGTACTGGTATGGTGGGAGCACCTGCCTGTGGTGATGTTATGCGTTTACAAATAAAGGTTAATGATGATGGTGTTATTGAAGACGCTAGATTTAAAACCTATGGTTGTGGTTCAGCTATAGCTTCATCATCATTACTCACTGAATGGGTCAAGGGTAAGACATTAGAAGAAGCATCAAAAATAAAGAATACTGATATTGTAGAGGAGTTAGAACTACCTCCAGTGAAGATTCACTGCTCAGTTCTAGCTGAAGATGCAATCAAGTCAGCAATAAAAGACCTACAAAATAAGAGTATTTTACCCCTACCCTAGGTATGGGTGACACCGAGAAGTCCTCGAGAATCGAAGATTTGGAGCTCGAATTTTAACTAAATTAAGGAATTACCTATGAATGAAGATAAAATCATCAAAGCACTCAATGGTTTAGAGTATAACTTTGAACTTATGAATGACAAGTTCTCTAGGTATGATGCCTTCGATAAAGAGCACGGTATTATGCTAGAGATTAAATGCAGGAAGACACACTACCCTGATACTATAATAGAGAAGATGAAGTATGATTGGAATAAGAAGTTTGCTGAGGACCATAACCTAGAGTTCTGGTATGCAGTATCTATGCCTGATAGAAAGCACGGGAGTGTTGTGTATGTCTTCGACCCTGCTAATATGGAGGAGGAGGAGGAAGGCTATGATTTTAAATGGCACACAAAAAAACTCCCTCAGAACACGGAGTTCAAAGGGAGAAAATGGATTAATAAGGAAGTAGGCTATCTACATATAGATGATTGCCTGATGTCTTTTACTGAGAATACTGCTCACTAATTTACTTTCTACGGAACTTTTGTTGTCCTCCTAACATACCACCACTGAAGGCTTTACTCAGTTCTTCTCTAGATATTTTTATGTCTGGAATATAGTGTTGAGGTTTAGTAGGAGTGCCTGTTATCATTTCTTTAAGAATCCCAAACAAACCACCTTTGTTTACTACATCTCCAACGTGACCATAATCATCAAAATTGTACTCCGTACTTTCAGGAGACCAAACAACCCTACCACCAGTAGGCTTTACAGTAAACTTACCATAACCTAAAGTATTTTGATATGCTGTCTCAGGACTATCAAAACCGTGTTTAGTAACTGGAATCCCCAACCTATTCCTTGCTGGTTTGTCAGGATTTGGGTTACTACTATCATAATCGGAATAATCTATCACACCACGCAACATACCTGTCTGTTTTATTTTATCTAGAACTAAACTCTTCATCCATTTTTGTTGTTCTCTAGATTCAGGTGTTGGAAAATCAATTCCTATATACGAGTCTAATACTTGTTCGACATAAGTTGACCAATTATTAGGCATAATTATAGTTTTCTTTTTATTAGCCATTAGTATGCAAAAACCGCTTCTTGGTATTCTTCCATCTGTTCATCTAAATCGTGGTGAATTTGCTCACGAACCTCACTACCTTTAGCAGCGAAGTAAGCAGGTACACTACCTACGAGTATATCTGTAAATTTCTGTACGAACGTAACATCTGACATATTGGTTTTTTTACTGAGCTTTTCTAGTTTATAGAACTCGTCTAGTGCGTTTAAATCACTGAGTAAAATTTTAGTCATCTGTCTATCTGCTTTAGTGCCTCTACCTCCTGTCCATATCCTAGAAGCAATAATAAGAGCTTTTTGAGGTGGGCTTATAATTGGTCTTCTTATAATTGAAACCAAAGAAGTTAGTTCTATCCCTGTCTTCTGCTGAACCACATCATAGAGTGGATTTGTAGGCATATTAGCAACTGTTTCAGGTGCAACACTATTTATTTTATCAGTCAATCTAGCAAAAGCCCTTAAATCGTTCTGATAACCCTTACCCATTATCCTTTGTACGGTATATGTGTTTTCAGAATTCATAAGCCATTTTAGAGAATCTTTTCTAGCACCTATATTATCTAAAAATTGTCTTCTCACGGTATTCTGTACAGCACCTCTAATTTCCACTGGTAACATATTAATATCATTCGTAATTTTAATTAAACTCTCTCTATTATTTATCATATCATCTACAATCTTTGATGGTTGATATCCTTCTACTCCTCCATATTTTGTGGATAGGAAATGGTCTCCTATTTTCTTCTCCTGTATTTTAAACTCTTTATTGAGATTGTTTATTCTAGATGACAAATAACCTTCAGTTTTAATAGATTGCGTCAATTCTTCTTTCAAGCCCGGAATCATATCAATAACTTCTGATTTATCCTTCATTATTTTCTTGACTCTATTAGGAACTAAAGCATTATTTACAACTGCTTTCTGCCATACTTCAGCTAAAAAAGCGTTCTTAGCAATATCTAATCCTTTAGTACCCCCGACAACATTTAAAAAATCTGTCAGTGCTTCTGCATTGGATACAACAACAGGAGCAATCCGTTGTGCATATTTAGCACTCGATATCTCTTTTATACCTTGCTCAGTAAAAGGAATACCAATATACTTATAATAATTTGCATCTGCTACATCTAATGCAGCACTATAAGGTCCGGGAATTGTCGTTCTAGCCTCACCTAAAATAGTCTTTAACTCTTCTAATTGAAATCTGACATCATCAGAGAGGTTTCTTCTCAGTTGTTTATTTATCTCTCTCTTCAGAGAGTCTACACCAGCAAAATCTAACTTAGGAAAAATTTGTTCTCTCTTTGTTATTGTTTTACCTGCTGGTCCTTTTTCCTTTGTAACCTTTATTTTAGGTTTCAAGAGATTATTAATTTTAGTCTGAATTGATACACCTTGACCAAACTTATTATCCAGACGTACAGATTTAACATAATTCCATACTTGTGCGACACCCT